CTACACGACGCTCTTCCGATCTATTTCGCATAATGCACTTATTAGTGTGACTTCAACCATGATCTCGTCTAAAAATTCATAAGCATATGCAATGATTTGTTGACGATCATCAACAGTTAAGTAATTTACTTGTTTAAGAAGAATTTTTTCTACTTCTTGCTTCTTCTGTTTCCGCTCATCTGATTCAATCATTTGCAACTTGTCTAATGAAGATGGATCTCTTCTATAAACATCACCATCAATTGATTTGAATAGACCGAAAAACTCATGAATCACTTGAAGAGTGAAATCTGAATCTCTAAAATGATCCGTTAACGCCTGAGCATTTTCCAACGTCACGGGCTTCGTATTAAGCAATGTTGTCCAATCGCTTAATGACTGTTGAGAGACGTTGATTTGTCTTGCTATTTCCTTTTTGGTCTCACCACTCTTATTAATTACTTCGACTAACGATTCTCGAATAACACTTGATTTTTTTAACAGTTTAAACACCTCATATTCTTATTCGCCCGTATATCAATACGAGCAATTTTTTTATACTATTAATTTAAAGAATCAAACGAAAGCTGCTTCGTCTAATTCACGTTCAAGCTCTTTTTGGACTTCTTCAACTAGACGATCGAGTTGATCATCATTTGCACATTTGATGATGTGAACCAATCGTGGTCTAGCATCAAGTACAATGTTTATTTTTTCTTGTCGTGTCATTTGGCAATCTCCTGTCTGTTGTTTTTTGGCAATACTTCACTAAAAATAAAAAGCTTATCGAAATCTTTTTCAGATAAATCAAAAGCTTTAAGCAATTTCGGAATTAGTTCACCACCGATTCCGCGATCTCCGTTTAAAATTCTATAAACTGTTGACGGAGCAACATTCATTCTTTTAGCAAGTGAATATGGATCATCTCCTTTTGATTGCATCAAGGAGTAGAGCTTTTCTTGCTTAAGCAAAGTTTTCATTTAATACACCTCCGTTGCCTTATGACAATACTATAATACTAAATTTGTCTTTTGGCAACACTTTTTATTGCCAAAATGCAATTTTTTTTGATTTTATTGCCTATGGGCTATATCATATATTAAGAAAGGGGTTTTATCATGGAGTTTGGAGAAAAACTAAAAAAATTGAGAACCTCTAGAGGCTTAGGCGTTAACCAGTTGGCTTTAAAATCTGGAGTGAGTGCTTCTCAAATATCAAGATTTGAAAAAGGCGAACGGAAAGATCCAACGCTTGAAACCTTAAAAAAATTATCTACTGCTCTCGGCGTTTCAATATCATATTTTGAAGAGAATTCACCAGTTAATGTAAATACGATTCCGGAATGGGCAAATGAGGACGATTTGATTGAACTGGATAAATTACTTGAATCAAATGCTAACATGGCTTATGGAGGCGAAACGTTAACACCCGAACAGCTTCAAAGAGTCAGAGATGTTTTAGCAGGCATGTTTTGGAAATTCAAAAAAGAAGACAAGGACAAAGAGAAGTGATTGGGTATGGAATTGGATGTTATCAATTTAGTGGAAAACCTAAAGCGGAAGTATCAATCCGCTAATCCATTTTATATTTGTGAAAAAATGGACATTCAAATTGAATATGTTCCTTTTATTGATGATCCTAAAGGTCAATTCCAAGAGATTTTAGGCCGTGCTGTCATTCTTTTGAATGACGAATTAAAGGATTCTGAGGAAAGATTTTACATTTGTGCTCATGAGCTTGGTCACGCCATCTTTCATCGTGGGTTATCTAGCTATTATGTATCTACACGAACATCCAGAAGCAAATCAGAAAGCGAAGCGAATTGCTTTGCTGCTAATCTCATTGTTTCTCTTTATAAAGAAGACAACGATCAATACCCTAGAAAAGTTGAGGAATTAACAAATTTGTATGGGCTACCTGAAAACGTGTACAGATTTTTAATTTAAAATTGGCGACTATCACTACCTGCCATTAAGTGGGAGTAAATTATTTTATTTTTTGGAGGAAAATATGAAAAAAATAGTTGGGTTAGGATTAATCTTGTTTTCTAGTATCACATTAGGTGCTTGTGGTAACAACGATTCAAACTCTGATGTGCCTAAAAAAACGACTACTAATACTTCTACAATGGTTACTTTAGAGAGCAGCAACTCTATGGATTCAAGTACTGAAGAAAAATCTACAAGTGATACAACTTTTGAAGACGATTCATCAAAGATTGTAATAAAAAACACTGAAGAATTATCTAGCCAATATGATCCAAATAAAAAAATATTAGCTATTGAAATTCAATATACTAATAAATCTGACAAAGCTCAAAGTCCTTGGATGGCATTCGCTACATCAATCAAACCTATACAGGAAACAGATAAAACCGAAGAACTATTGAATGGAGCAAATGGCTTGTTCCCTCAAGACTACAAACCAGATCTTGTAAAGATGGGCGATACAGATGTTAAGCCTGATGCTACTGTTGATGCAGTTGTTGGTGTAGAAATTATTTATCCAGGTTCTCCTATTATCATGAAAGATTTTATGGATAATGGAAGTTTTGAAAAAACTATCCCTACTAATTAAAAAAGGTTGGCCTTCCGGCTTTCTTTTTGTTAAGGCTTTATTAAGGGCGACTATCACTACCTGCCTTCAAGTGGGAGTAAATACTTGATTTACCCAGTGATATATTCAACAAGGAGGAATAAATGAGTACGTTTTTAATTTTAGTTGGGTTCTTTGGTTTTCTATTTGGAGTATGTTTTTTAGTATATTCTTTTTTCTCCAAGAAGAAACGTTCAAAGAAAAAGATTAGTATTGGAATTCTAGTAGCTTTTATAGTTATGGTAATCGGAGGGGCTCTTGCTCCACCAACAACTGGACAAGCAGATGGACACAAAGACGCTAAATCTTCATCTTCAAGTGTATCTGTCTCTTCTGAAAGCCGAGAAAAAGATGAAAAAAAGGCTAAAGAATTAGCTAAAAAGAAAAAGGCCGAAGAACAAAAAGCTAAAGAGGCTGAGAAAAAGCGCCAAGAAGAACAGAAAGCTAAAGAAGCTGAGAAAAAACGCCAAGAAGAACAAAAAGCTAAAGAAGCTGAGAAAAAACGCCAAGAAGAAATTAATCAAAAAACTTCAACAGCTAAAACCGTTCTGGAACAAGCTGAAGCTAATCCAACTAGAGATAACTACAATGCAGCATTATCAGCTATTCAATCTATACCTGGTGGAAACCAAGAATTATTAAATCGCTTAGTCAATGTTGATTCAACTATAAAATCTAATGAGGCAGCTGAAGCAGAACGACAAAAGCAACAAGCTGCTGAAGCTCAACATCAAGCTGAACAACAAAATAATTCATACACTGTTGATGGCCAGTGGTCTATCGCTGCAAATGGTATGGTTTTCGCTCGTTCAGATAGTGGAAAGTACTATTCTCGTGTTACAAATCCAAATAATTATCAATACATGACTCAAATAGATGCTGATAATGCTGGGTATAGTCGTGCCCCTCGAGGGAATCAATACGCTCGTCCCTAATTAGTTGCATTGTAATAGTTTAAGATCAGCCTTCGGGCTTTTCTTTTTAAACGCAAAAGAACATAAGTTCGTATACTTCTATTGAAAATACGGATTTTACATCTATTCCCTCTCTATATGTACCAAAAGAATTTAACTATCGTACTAATGACATAGCAATATGAAAGGACTGATTTTATGCGTGGCGGTGTGAGAAAACGTGGAAAACGTTGGTATTATTATTTTGAAGATATCAATGATGATGGCTCAAGAAAAAAAGTGGAGAAAGTTGGCGGAGACACCCGACCAGAGGCCGAAGCTGCTTTACGAAAAGTTTTATCAGATATTGACGAAACAGGACAATACTTTTTAGGTACGGATACTCGAGTAAAACAATACCTTGATTTTTGGATGGAGGAATACGTTAAACTAAATCTAAAATACAATACCTATGAAAACTACCGATTTACCATCAAAAATCATATAAACGGTTATTTAGGAAAGAAAAAACTTACGGATCTCTCCCCTGCTCTTTTACAAAATTTCATCAATGCTGAATTTAAAAAGGGTTACTCGAAGAAAACAATGACTATTACTCACTCTGTCCTTAAGAATGCGCTGAATATGGCGGTTTATCCTTGGGGGTTAATCAAGCAAAATCCTATGCTGTATGTAAAGATACCAAAATACGAAGAACGACCAACGACTAAAAAAGATCTAAAAATCATTTCTCTTGAGGACTTTGATCATATGCTAGAAATCACTCCTGAAGGCCATCCTTTCTATATTCCTTTGAATATTGGATTTTATACGGGAATGCGCGTTGGCGAAGTTTGTGGTCTGACGTGGGATAATGTCGATTTTTCAAATGGAACAATTACTGTAGAGAAACAAATGGTAAAGAATGGTGGCGCATGGGTATATGGTACACCAAAGACAAGCAGTTCCAATCGAACGATTTTTATTGGACAAACCTTGCTAGCAATTCTGAAAAAACATAAGAAACAACAATTAGAAAATCGAATGAAGTATGGAAAGCTCTACATTGATTCAAATGCAGTATGTACGAAGGAAGACGGTGAGCTAGTTACGCCAAGTGTGGTGAAATGGAACACAAGAAGGATATCGAATGCACTCTCCCTCTCTTTTAACTTCCATTCTCTCAGACATACTCATGCTACACTTCTTCTCGAAAATGGCGCAAAAATGAAAGAAATCTCTGAACGATTGGGTCACAGCAGAATTTCAATTACGATGGATACTTACTCGCATGTAACAGATAAGATGAGAAATGAAACGGTCGATATCATGGAAAATCTTAGAAAGAAATCTTGATTTTTGCCACCGAAAAAAACCACCGGTGGCAAACCGGTGGCAAATCCATGTAAACATGGTTTATTTTTTACACTGTTTTCAAACAAACCTTGCTACTTCTTACTTTCTTCTTCATCCATTTTCAGAACGGCCATGAAGGCTTCTTGCGGAACTTCGACTGAGCCGATTTGTTTCATCCGCTTCTTCCCTTCTTTTTGTTTCTCTAAGAGTTTACGTTTACGAGAAACATCTCCACCATAACATTTAGCCAAGACGTTTTTACGCAAGGCTTTGATGTCTGAACGGGCAACGATTTTTTGTCCAATAGCTGCTTGGATTGGCACCTCAAATTGTTGGCGTGGGATTAGTTTTTTCAGTTTTTCAACGATTGCTTTTCCACGTTCATAGGCAAAGTCTCGGTGAACGATAAAGCTTAATGCATCGACTTTTTCTCCATTCAGCAAGATATCCATCTTCACTAACTTGCTTTTTTGATAACCAGACATTTCATAATCCAATGAGGCATAGCCTTTCGTGCTTGATTTCAATTTGTCGAAAAAGTCAAAGACAATTTCAGAAAGCGGAATATTATAGACGACATTTACTCGGTAACCATCTAAATAATCCATCGTAATGAATTCTCCCCGTTTTCGTTGAGAAAGTTCCATTACTGCACCGACAAAATCATTTGGGACCATGATCTGTGCTTTGACGAATGGTTCTTCTACATCCTGGATCGTTACAGGTTCAGGAAAATCTGCCGGGTTATCTACTGTAACAGTCGTACCATCCGTTTTATTAACATGGTAAATAACGGATGGTGCAGTCGTGATCAATTCTAGATTGAATTCCCGTTCCAAGCGTTCTTGGACGACATCCATATGAAGAAGTCCGAGGAATCCACAGCGGAACCCAAAACCTAATGCTTGAGAGGTTTCTGGTTCGAATTGTAAAGCAGCATCATTCAATTGCAGTTTTTCTAAAGCTTCCCGCAAATCGTTGTAACGAGAAGTATCAATTGGATAAAGACCACAATAAACCATCGGATTCATTTTTCGGTAACCTGGTAAAGCTTCAGCGGCAGGATTGTCTGCTAACGTTACTGTATCCCCTACTCGTGTATCTTGGACAGTTTTGATACTTGCTGTGATATAACCGACATCACCGACCATCAAAAAGTCTCTAGCAACTGCTTTTGGCGAGAAGACCCCGACCTCTGTAACATCAAATGTTTTTCCATTACTCATCAGTTTGATTTTGTCTCCGGGTTTGACCATACCGTCCGTGATTCGGACATTTAGAACAACACCGCGGTAACTATCATAAATAGAGTCAAAGATCAAAGCTTTTAGCGGTGCATCTAAGTCTCCACTTGGTGCAGGAACATATTCCACGATCTGCTCGAGAATATCTTCAATCCCAATCCCTGATTTGGCACTAGCTAATACAGCTTCACTAGCATCAATTCCGATTACGTCTTCGATTTCTTGACGGACACGTTCGGGATCTGCTGCGGGTAGGTCGATTTTATTGATGACTGGCAGGATCTCCAAATCATTGTCTAAGGCTAAATAAACATTGGCCAATGTTTGTGCTTCGATTCCTTGGGCTGCATCAACCACTAAAACGGCGCCTTCACAGGCAGCAAGGCTTC